AGATCTATAATCTTTTTTGAAGAACATTTCAATTTCTGGAAGTGACTTTAATTTTTCTGGAGAAGTCTCTTGTTGAAACTCTTCAGATGCAGGATCTAATCCTTGATCCATTAATGCAGATGCAATTTTCATTTTAGCATCATCCATTAAAGTATCTTCTATCATTTTTCTTTTCTGTTCAAGCATCTCATTATATGATAGCTCATCTACAGCACGGTATGTAAGTTTAGTTGATCTCTTAGCAAATTCAGCTACAAGAACATTAATAACATTAGGAATAATAGGATAGAATTTAAGTTCTAATGCTGACATATCTTCTTTTGTAAGAACCTCAACTATCTCTCTATATTCATTATTATCTTCAACTATGTAATCAGACTTGTCAATGATACCTTTGGCAAGTTTGTAGTTTTTCATAATTCTGCGAGCATTTCTGCGGAGTTGTTTTAATCCTTGCCATTCAACCCAGTCTAAATTCCATGCTGCCCATTTATCATCCTTATCTTTTTTAGGAATAAACTGGAGTGGTTGGGTAATACTACCCAGCCTATTACTTTCTACCTTAGCACCATTTTTTGCTTGTAAAGCATTGATTACTTTCATAGTACTTATTTAAAATTTCTGAATGCTGATTTCTTAAAACCAGAATTTCTAAAGTTATTATTACCTATATTGCGAAAAGGACTTCTATTTAATTTAAACAAATTTTCTGACTTTTGCAAGTTTTTAGCTGCATCATCCATGACAACTCTTTTAGCATAGCCTCTATTTGATTGTTGTATTCTCATAAATGCAACCAATGCACAGAAAGAAACTAGTCTATCCACGTTGACTCCTGGTGCATACTCCCTCATTTCTGTTAATAACATAGGATCTGGAATTCTCTCTATGCCATACTTTGTACGTACAATTGTACCATCTGCTTTTGTTTCTACATCTATTTCTTCTTTTGTATACTCAATTGCATAGTTAAGAAGATGCTGTTTAAATAATGTACCAGTATTTTTCCAACCATACTCCTGGAAGACGTTAGCATTTGAGCCAAGATCTTTAAGGAACATAATCTGACTCTTAGGTACTAGGAATCTTTGTTTCTTTCTAGATATCATATACTGGATAAATAATGAGATGTTGTTCTCAATAAGTGTCCATGCATTATACCATTCTATAATTAACTCCAGTCTCTGGTGTGTTTTATTCAAATCATCAAACCTACCACACCAAGTAGCTACTATCTTATCTGGTTCTATGTACGTTTCTGTTTCCGTACCAGTTACTTTAGTAACTTCTACAGGAGCCTTCATTACATAGATAGAACACAGTGATTCAGATGTAGTTGTTTTACCTTCTGACACAGGGTCAATAGACGCATAATATTGACCAAAGGTTGGGTCTTTAATAGGTCTTTCCCATACTACAAGACATCCTGTTTTATCTTCGGTCTTCTTAGTAATAGGAAATTCTTTAATTGGTTGTTTATTAGAGGGTTTAACAGTTGGTTTACCATTCTCATCTGTACTGATATCTAAGAACTCATAACCATATTCTTTTTCCTCAATTCTTCTACTTTGAGCAGCAATAAGATGTGGAGGAAATACAGATACCGATCTATGGGCAAATGCCTCTTCAATGTTCCTTGGGTGCTGTGAAATCCTTAATTGATAATCTTCAGGAGATAATTCTTTTTTCCATTTTTCAAATTGCTCATCTAAGGCTTTTAATGCATCTTCTACAAGTGAATTACCATATTGATCTATATGAGGCGGCATTGACCACTGCTCAGGAATAAACAAACCTGACATACCTTCAGTACCTTTTGCATCAATAAGATTTGTTTCTACAGCATAAATATCTTTAGATCCTGGATTAAGAATCATATCTCTCAATGGATTACACTGAGATAAATCCCCCACTGATCCTGCAGCAATAAACATTCCAGTAGTAATCAAACCAGATCTCATGGCCGGGCGCATGTACTCATATGTAAGATCCATTTTTGGTGCAATTCCTGCCTCTTCATGGAAGAAGTATTTTACCGGACCCCCTACACCATTTGTAGGATCTTTCTCAAATGACATGCCCTGCATGGTACCCTTTAAACCCACTTCTGTTTTTCTGTCCCCTTTTCTTACTTCAATCTTCTGCTGCCACATTAGAACTTTGTCTGGAGACATTGGACGGTACCATGCAGTGTGTTCATTTAAGAATGCGGCATATTCTGACATAAACTTCCAAGAACCTTTCTCATTGATGTAATCTTTGAGGCTGGCTCCCATCTTCAAAGTTACTCCGGCTTCAAACCAAAGCTGATTAAGTAACTTAGAGATATGAAAGTATGAGGATGCTATCTGACGTTTCTTCAGAATAGCGGCATGTTGATAATTGAGTTCCGCAAGTAACTCATATAAGGCCATATGATATTGTGCATCTCTAATCTTTGCAAAGTCAAACTTCTGTTGTTCTTTGTCAAAGATAGGTAGGAAGTTTAACCACATGTAGTAGTCTCTGGTAAGATACCATTTCTTATCACCATTTATATAGAAGACTCCTTTTCTACATTTATGTTTCTGGTCATCCCAATATGATATAAAATCTTTTGATCTAAATGGTGCTACACAATAAAGATTCTGATCTCTAAACCTTACAGCTTCTTGATTAAAGAGTAAACTAGTTTCATCAAATCCATACTTACCAGGTTCAGAAAATATAGTTGCTATTGCACCAGAAAATTCATTTCTAGAACCAAAAGATACTGTAGTCCATGTTCCATTATCCCAACAGGGTATATCTTGGTATATCTCACTCATAGTTATTGATCATAAGCCATACCAATTCCACCACGCACTTTGCTTGATTGTTCTTCTTGAAGATCTTTGTACACACCTTTAAATGATGCTCTAATCTGATCAAAGTTTTTAGCTGCAGCAACAAGTGAATTAATGTTACCATCTCTTCCTGCTGTAATCTGTGTAGTCTCCATATATCTAGCTAATCTATCTAACATGGATGACATACCTTTGTATGCTCTAGATGTTGGAGTTTCATACATTCTTTTACAAAACTCTAATGCTTTATATATATCTTCATCTTCTGTAGAAAATTCTGCTTCTATCTCTTTTAAAATAATATATTCTTTATCTATATCTGGAGTATTAAAAAAAGGATTCATATCCGGATTAGGACAAGTCATGTAAAAAAGGTACAAATAAATCTTTAAATGATCTTCTGGATAGTTATCCATTACATCTTTCAAAGCCTTAAGTGTGTAACAATGTTCAGTAGGTATTACTACTCCATTCTGAACATCAAATAGTCTTGTTAACATATCATTTCTTTTTTACAGGATGGTCTTTAATATAATGTAATATAGAGATTACTTCATCTACAAGATAAGGAACAGCAATAGGAATCACTTCTTTTACTATTGGGTTGCCATCAGCATCTTTTGCAGTAATAGGATACCCGTATTGATCTTCTCCTTCCTGTTCAAATGTAATATGATGTATAAAGATTCTTCCCGGTTTTAATTTAGGATTGTGCTTAAGTATAATATACATATAAATACTGAGCTGTAATGCATAATGATTAAAGTTACAATCATCTAAATGATTAACTGGATCAAGCATTTTTTCAGAAGCACCCTCCCAATTAGTAAATGATTCAGTTTTAATCTCCTTATTAGTTTTGTAGTCAATGATATTTACTTTACCATTGACTACTTCTACTAAATCAGATTGTCCACATATACCTGTAGACTTTAGATAAACCATATGTTCTGGATACACGCCTGGATCTAATTTTTGTGAAGGAGCAAATCTAATACCATCATGTTCTCCTGATGGAGAAATTACTGGTACTGTAACACCTTCTCTTTCAATTGAAGCTAAAGAACATAAGTCAGCTTCTCTTTGGTTATGATAATATGTACCAAGAGTTATTGCTCGGTCAGCTTCATTCTTCCAGATCTGTTCAATAATTTTAGCTTCAATACCAAACCACTTAGATCTTTTGCTCTTACTAACTCTAGCAGCTACAGCTTTAGCATCAAATGGTTTCTTTAAACTAGATATAAGTGTAGTTACACTTGTCCAGTTAATTCCTTCAGAACCATCTATGCTCTTGTAACTATGTTCTTCTGCGTTAAATACTATGCTCATAACTACGCGTTTTCTATAATTGAATCAGCTAATGTTCTAGCTCCCTCATCTTCTGACATTAACATCTTACGGATATTAGCAACTTCTTCTTTATCAAACTTACCTTCAAGACCAAGTATCTTTAGTCTTAGTAATTTTTCATTAAGTTCTAACTTATCTAATCTTGCATAAAGATCTGCATAAGGATCTCTGATGGTATTGTTACCAGTAGTTAGTCGATTCCATAAACCATTTCCGGAAGATGGGAGTACAGTTGTTAATGGATCATACTTTTCTATATCTATATATCCACCGTACATGTTGTTTTCTGGTTCCATAATACTAATCTTTAATGTTATCTAATGCATCTTCTTCTTCTTCTGATATGATTGGTTCCCATTTTCCCAAAGGACACTCAGATGAAAGAGATCTAGTTTTAAATCCTAATGAACAACCACATTCATTACAACATGGAGCTGTTCCTTTTACTGCACACTTTCTTCCTTTACTAGGACACTCATTACAAACTTCAAATCTTAATGCTGCAACATGTTCAACAAAAGAATCTCTAATAACTGAGTTTGTTATACCTTCAATTATCTTCTTTCTCTCCTTCCATATTTTTTTTAGTGTACTCATCTTTTTGTTTTTTTATTGCTTCTTTCTTTTCTTCTAAAGAAACAATTTGTTTTTCAATATTTTCCAATGCTACTACTTTTTCTTCAAGCATTTTCTTATTAAAATATGCATTAAAGGTTGTTGTATCATGAGTCTCAAGCATTTTCTTTAATCTTGGAATTGCTTTTCTAACAGCATGACTTCTAACTACAAACTGACCTAATCCATCTACATTAATCCTTGGATACTTTAATCCTGTTAAACTTGATCTTATTTCCTTATAGTAAAATTCTATAAAATTTTGAATTAAATCTTGTGGAAGATCCATTTCTTCAGATAACTCCTTATATAAAAGACTTGACTTTTTTGGAATCATCTACCAAGAAATTTGTAATCTAGTAGTATATCCCCTTCTGCTTGAACTTTCATATCAGGGTTAATACTAATTACTTTTTTATTTGCAAGATCCTTTACCACAAGTTTATTTTTCTCACACTTATTAATACAGTTTCTAACTGTTTGTTCTGATTTAAAAATTCCATGCTCATCAGAAGCTTCATAACAAAAGTGTGTGAGTTCAATAGGACCAATAGTAGATAGTAAAGTCAGGCAGTCCAAATCAGACTCACTCACTATTACACGGTTAATGTAACAGTGAGTTAAGATCTGATACTTGATAATATCTTTTTTAGACATTACCACTTTTTTCTGTACCTGATTTACAATTGCCATTATTATTGTTTTTTAAGTTTCCTTGGGGCATCTACAGGAACTTGCATAGAGTCATCATCATCCTCTTCCATTTCTGGCATTTCTTTTCCGGCATTTGCCATCATAGCAAATTGATAAGATATACTTGATCTTTTAAATCTAGCCTCATCAATTTCAAGAAGCAACTGTTCATACTTTAATTGAGCTTCAAGATATGGTACTGACTCTTTATAAAAAGTCAACATTTCTTGTTTTCTTTCAGCTAATTGCTCAGCTGTCATGTTTTGTTCTTGTTGGTTTTCCATGATATTTTATTTATTGGTTTATACAAATATACATAAAAAGTTTAAATGTATATAGTTTAAACAAAAAATCCAGACACTGTAAGTATCTGGATCTCTATAGGTTTAATTATTATTATTGACCTGGCATACGTCTTCCGTATGAACTTTGAGTTGGACCACTACTTCTGGTTCTAGTTGTTTTACCACATCTACTTTTTCTTCTACGTTTTCTTTTACCATCAAAATCTACGTATTCTTCCATACAAGAATCATCTGTAGTACCACCCATTGCATAACTAGCACCAGTACGTATCATATGGGTGGTACTAGCCGAACCACCTTTAGCATACATGGATTTACAGTGTGACATAGCATCTGTAACTCCTTTCAATCCTTTTGAATTTTTCATTTTATCTATTTTTAAGAGTTAAGTTTAATATTGTAATTAAATAAAAGTCTCTTGACAAATCTATCTCAAGAGCAAATATATCTAATGAAGAGATTCTTAATCTAATCATTACTTTGTCCCACTGCTTAGCGGCTGCTTTCCAACTGTTTCTAAATTTCATTATGCTTCATTTTTACTGATAGTAA